TGGCCAACCTTGACGATCATGGTGTCCTCACCCCCCAACATGCGGGGGTCAACCTTATCGGCCTTAGCCTTGCCGATATTCCGCAAAGCCTTGCGATTGAACTTGAGAATCTTTTCCGAACGGATCGTACCGCCATCCGCGGTGGACTTGTCGCAAGGGATAGCAATCCCTAGGAAGCATGACCGAGCAACCCTCTCCGCGTCTCGAATAATCTTATACTTTGTCATTTTGCTTTTTTCCTTTGCTTTCTACTAGGATACCAAAGTTTTTTTGACGCTCAACCCCCAAAGTTAGGGGGTGGTTTCCAGAATATCAAACGTGACGCACTTGTCGGTATAGATCGACCGATACCCTTGCTCACACTTGACAGTTAGCAGGGTACGATCACCGAACATTCTGACGCTGACCACCTCTCCGTTGACAATTTCGCCGTTATCGTATTCGGCAAAAACAAAATCACCGATTTTCATTTTTCTACCTTTCTTTCTACTGGTTTGTATCCTTTTCCGATGCCAGAATAATATGCACACCCCATGCCAAACCCAAAAAAAATCAAAAATGCTGTTTTTCCCGCGATTTTCAACATTCTGCCATTTTGGTATCTATGCCATATTTGCAGTTCCTGCCATTTTGTCCTGCCATTTTGTCAAAAGCCTGCCACGATGGTCGGGTCCCCCACCATAGGGGGGTTTTTTTGTTTCCCCCCTTACAAGGGGCCACACCCCCAAAACGGGGCGGTGGTATAAACACAATAAGCACCTCATATATAATTGGCCAGTTTAATAGCCATAATCCCCCAACCAACAAAAAAGGAGCAGAAGTAACTCTGCCCCTTTGTTGCTAGAAAATTTAATCAGTTTTATACTATCATGCTTCAGCAGATTCGTTAACCTTGGATGGCTTACGACCTCGTGGCTTCACAATACTTAACTTGCGTCTTTGTCTACGAACCATGCCCACACTAATTGTTCGACTACTATCCGTCTTATTTAAGTAGGCCGCAATTTCCTCATCCTTCATATTTTGAGAGTTGTTACTGATAAATTCTAGTTCTTCTTTTGTCCACTTTTTATATGTTTTTGACATTTAGTGTCTCCTTAAAGTTGCTTTTTGTGTATCTACTACTATAATAGTAAATAGAACAAAATACCGGTCAAGGTGCTTTTATGAATATAAACAATAATTTTCCCACGGTAGCTTCATCAGTTTTAAAAACAGTAGCTAATACTGAACTAGTTACAGAAGCTGAACTCCACGATACTATAGATAAACCACTAAAGGAAATAATACATGACGAAAAAACCCAAACTAATTCAGAACAAGGTGAGCGAAGCTGAATTTTTACAAGCTTGGGAAAAAATTAGCCAAAAATTAGGCTATAAATTTAAATTTGGATATCACAGCCACGAAGATATGAAACAACAAGCCGCCATATTTGCGCTTGAAGGATTAAAAAATTATGATAAAAGTCGCCCCCTAGAAAACTTCTTATGGACACATGTTAGAAATCGCCTCTTTAATTACAAACGAGACAACTATCAACGACCAGATAAACCCTGCTTAACATGTCCATTTTATAATACCTCACTAGCTTCAGGATGTTCAGAATTTTCTAATAAAAATGACTGTTCATTATATGAAAATTGGAGCAAACGAAATGATGCTAAGAAAAATATCATGAAGCCCATTGGTATTGATACTATAGGAGAAAATGCCAAAGAAATTAATAGTAACGAATTATTTAATAGCATAAGTAATAAAGAACTATTAAAAATTATAGATCTTAATATTAGTGTTAAAAATCGCCCCATATTTCTCAAACTAAAAGGCGGCAGTAAAGTTTCCAAATTAGAGATTAAAAAATTACACTCAGAAATTAAACAAATACTCAAAGATTATGACATCAATTCCTAAAAAAAGAGGCCAGCTTAGTCTGGAAGAAGAAAAATTCATAAGAGATAATATAGGTTCTCTTACTATTGACCAGATTGCCACCAATTTAAATCGATCATCTGCACCAATAAAAAGATATGTAACAGAAAGCAAATTGTTACTAACACATGATGATAGTGATGAAATTTTACGAACAAAATTACACAGTAAAAGTTTCTGGAACGAAATTACCAAACAATTTGACGAAGATAGTGGCGAACTAGATTACTTTGAAGAAATTTGGATTAACCTTATCAAACAATTTAGAGAAGACGTTTTACCCGCCGAAGAACTTCAGATCAAACAATTTATAACCATTGATATTCTTATTAATCGTTCTATGAAAGAGCGAAAACGCCACATAAACGAAACTGAAAAATTACAACAAGTTATTAATGACATATACGCCAAACCAGAAGATCAACGAGATACCCAAAAACTTATCAATTTAGAAACTCAACTAACTTTCGCCCGTAATAGTGTGGCCAACTATACCAACGAATATACTAAACTTCTTACTGAACAACAAAAAATAAGCAAAGACTTAAAAGCCACAAGAGAACAACGAATCAAACGTATCGAAGATGGCAAAAGTAGCTGGACGGGCCTTATACGTATGCTAGAAGACGAAGAGATAAGAGAAAAAGAAGGGCGCGAAATGGTTATTCTCAATATGGCCACTAACAAGACAAAAGATGTTTTACAGCAATATCATTCTTATCAGGATGGTAAATTAGACATTCCTTTATTAACACCAGAAGCAGTATTAAAGAATTCAGATGAAGCGTGATTATAGCGATCCCCTTTACAAAGCATGGAGACAAAAAGTAAGACAACGAGACCACGGTATTTGTCAGTGGCCTAATTGTTCTAATAGTAAAAAACTACATGTTCATCATATTAACAAGTGGGCATCTAATGCTCATTTAAGATACGATATTAATAATGGTATAACATTATGCAAAGCTCATCATGATATGGTAAAAAATAATGAAGATAGCTATATAGAATTTTTTAGTAAACTATTATCGAATAAACATTATGATAAATGACGATTTTACAATAATAATTGATACGCGCGAACAAAAGCCGTGGGAATTCTCAGAATACTCGACGGCCCATCATAAATTAGATACCGGGGATTATAGCATACAAGGTTTGGAAAATATTGTGGCCATAGAACGAAAACGTAATGTTGCTGAGATTGCTAATAATATTACAGAAAGTCGATTTGAAGATGTTATTAACAGATTAAAACAAATTAAATATCCTTTCATATTATTAGAATTTAATCTACAGAGCGTTCTTCAGTATCCTGTAGGATCATCAATACCCAAACGATTGTGGAATAAAATTAAAATTAGTCCCAATTATATTATGAAGCATCTTATTGATTTACAAATCGAACACCATATTAATGTTATTTTTTGTGGCGACTCTGATAATGCTGAACAGATGGCCACTTCTATTTTGAAGCGTATTCATAAAATGGAAAAAAATAAGGATTCGCACAATGTATGAAGATGCGTGGTTAAATCTTGGCGAACTATCACAACTAAATATATCTAATAATCCTATGATTAATAGGATAGAGCAAGATATCGAAAGGCCAGATATTCATCTTCTAAAATTACTAAGAAATCCTGTTAATTTTGGATCAACATGTAAATTATTATTTGATATTGAACTTCATCCTATACAAATTGCTATCTTACAAGAATTCTGGATTCGTCCTTTTCCAATGTTCATTGCGTCTCGTGGTTTCGGCAAAAGCTTTTTAATGGCATTGTATTGTACTCTTAAATGCATCTTTGTTCCAGGAACCAAAATTGTTGTGGTTGGCGCAGCTTTTCGTCAGAGTAAATTAGTATTCGAATATATGGAAACATTTTGGCGTAATAGTGCCATTTTACGCAGTATCTTTAATGGTAACGATGATGGACCGCGTCGAGATGTTGATAGATGCACAATGAGATTCGGAGATAGTTGGACAATTGCTATTCCTATGGGCGACGGTAGTAAAATTAGAGGTTTAAGAGCACACATTATCATCGCAGACGAATTCGCATCAATTTCTCCAGATATTTATGAGACCGTAGTTTCAGGTTTCGCGGCAGTTTCTGCTACTCCTATTCAAAACGTAAAAAGAGAAGCTAAAAAACAAGCCATGAAAGATGCTGGATTATGGAATAGTGATTTAGAGGAATTAAGTTTCAAAATGGGTAACCAGGCCATAATAGCAGGCACGGCTGATTATGCTTTCAAGCACTTTGCTAGTTATTGGAAGAGATACAAAACTATTATAGAGAGCAAGGGCGAAATTCATAAACTTGAAGAAATTTTTAAAGGTGAAGTACCAGATAATTTTAATTGGAGAGACTATAGTATTATTCGTATACCTTATGAATTAATACCAAAAGGATTCATGGACGATAAACAAGTAGCACGAGCTAAAGCTACTATTCATACTGGTATTTATAATATGGAATATGCAGCATGTTTTACGGAAGATAGCGATGGATTCTTTAGACGAAGCCTTATAGAAAGCTGTGTTGTAAAACCAGATAATCCATTAATTATAAATGATGAAAAAATTCTATTCGAAGTAAGAACAAACGGTGACCCTAAGAATAAATATGTATATGGAATTGACCCTGCTAGTGAAAAAGATAATTTTAGTATTGTAGTATTAGAGTGTCACGGAACACACACCAGAATAGTATATTGTTGGACTACGAATCGAACAAACTTTAAAGAACGACAAAAAGCAGGACTATCAAACGAACATGATTTTTATGGATTTTGTGCTAGGAAAATTCGTAATTTAATGAAAGTTTTTCCTTGTGAGCGAATAGGAATGGACGCTCAGGGTGGTGGCGTAGCAATCGAAGAAGCATTACACGATCCAGATAAATTAGAAGATGGAGAGAATTTAATCTGGCCGGTTATAGATAATGATAAATCTAAAGACACGGATGATCAGCCAGGATTGCATATTTTAGAATTAGTTCAATTTGCACGAGCAGATTGGACAGCACAAGCAAACCATGGACTACGCAAAGATTTTGAAGATAAAGTATTATTATTTCCTCGTTTTGATAATCTAAGCTTAGCACTAGCTTTAGATCAAGAAAATAAAGATATTTTAACAGCTGATCTTACTCCTATTTACGATAGTACCAGCGAATGTATATTAGAGATTGAAGAACTAAAAAACGAATTGACAACAATAGTTATGACTTCCACAAGCACAGGATCAGGAGCTAGAGACAGATGGGATACTCCTGATTTAAAATTACCAAATGGTAAAAAGGGCAAATTAAGAAAAGACCGATATAGTGCATTATTAATCGCCAATATGTTAGCACGACAACTCACTAGAACACTTACTCCTATCAACTATGATATTATAGGAACAAACGCACAAACATCACCAAAAACAGAAAATAGTGGCCAAATGTATAGAGGTCCTAGTTGGTTTACAGAAGGAGCTAACGAAGATATATACATGGGAATATATAAATAAGTGTATTAATACAATTATAATACTATTACAATATCAATATAATTATGGCTAAAAAATATCCAAAAAGCGAATCAACAGAAAACTCAGTACTATCTAACGAAAATGCCTATATTACATGGGGAGACGATTTAGATAGTAAGCAAAAAGCTTTAGATCAAACTGCTGGTTGTTTAGATGAATACGGACTATATAGATCTACAGCAGGATATTCTGGTAGAATAAATAATTTTTCCAATATATTACCTAATATTTCTAGTCGCCCTGGTCTTACCAGAGGCGGATACGATTATTTCAGATATGACGAAGCTGTTCCTAATCATATTAAAGAAATTATTCGTCGTGCAGATGATATATATCAAAAAGTAGGTTTAGTAAAAAATGTTATAGATCTTATGGGTGATTTTGCCGTACAAGGTATCAAACTAGTTTGTAAAAATAAAAAAACAGAGAGATTTTATCGTAAATGGTTTAAAAAAATCAATGGTAAAGAAAGAAGCGAAAGATTTCTTAATAACTTATATAAAACTGGTAATATAGTTATTAATAGACAAACAGCAAAAATAAGCCTAAAGACTACTGAAAACTTTTTTAGAACTTCGGCAGCTCCTGATACCACAGAAAATGATATTGATATTGTTAATGTTGAAAAAAGAGAAATACCTTGGAGGTACACTTTTATAGATCCTGTTTATGTTCATGTTTCAGCAGGATCTCTTTCGTCTTTCGTTGGACAGAAAAGATACGAATTAGTTTTACCATCTAATCTCAGAAAGATCATAGCTTCCCCAAAAACAGAAAATGAAAAAATTATAGTTTCTGGTTTACCTAGTCAAATTTTAGAAGCAGCAAAAACCAAAAAACCATATCCTCTTGATCCAGAAAAAACCTGTGTGTTTCATTACAAGAAAGACGATTGGCAAAGTTGGGCTTTTCCAATGATCTACAGTATCATGGATGATATTACGGTAATAGAAAAACTAAAATTAGCAGATATGGCAGCCCTAGATGGTGCTATTAGTAATATTCGTATTTTTAAATTAGGCAGTCTAGAACATAAGATAGCCCCAACTAAAGCAGCAGCAGCTAAACTATCCTCAATATTACAAAATAATGTTGGTGGTGGAACCATGGATCTTGTTTGGGGTCCAGATATAGAACTTATCGAAAGTAAAACTACAGTTCATAATTTTCTTGGAGAAGGTAAATATACGCCACATCTTAATAGTGTTTATGCCGGTCTTGGCATCCCTCCTACATTAACTGGAACATTCGGTGCTGCTGGTACTACTAATAATTTTATAAGCTTGAAAACATTAACACAAAGACTTCAATACGGTAGAGATACTCTGGTTAGTTTTTGGGAAAAAGAAATAGAGATAGTACAGAAAGCTATGGGATTCAAATACGCAGCTAAAATAGAATTTGATAGAATGGATCTTAGTAATGAAGATGCTGAAAAGGCACTACTCATACAATTATTAGATAGAAATATTATCTCAGACGAAGTAGTCCAATCAAGATTCGGATTTGATCCTGATATGGAAAGAACAAGAGTTAACAGAGAACACAGAGAAAGAAAAACCAATAGAACTCCACCAAAGTCTGGTCCTTTCTATGATCCTATGATTGAAGAAACTCTTAAGAAAGTTGCTTTACAATTAGGTATTGTCACACCAAGTCAAGTGGGTCTAGATTTACCCAAGAAAAAATCTAGCGAACAAACAGCTTTAGAAATGAAAACAGTCATGCCTCCCAAAAATTCATTATCAGTTAAAGATTCGCCAGAATCTTTAAAAGGTATCCCACAACAAGGCAGACCCAAAAACTCTAAGGATTCAAAACAAAGAAAAACAAAAACTTTCAGTCCACAAACAGGCGCTAAATTACACATATGGGCAAATGAGGCCCAAGAAAAAATTTCTGATATAATTAATCCAATATTATTAGAATTTTATCAAAAGAAAAATATGCGTAGTTTATCCCACGAAGAATATTCTGAAGCTGAAAAGATAAGAACAAAACTTCTACTCTTATCTGCACCATTCTCTAGCATGAACGAAGAAAGTATTGTTAAATCTTTCGCCTCATTGACCAATAATTCTGAACAAACATATAATCTATATCTTCAATTTTTAAATTCAACCAAAAATAGCCTTAATAGAGATTTGAATGTTGACGATATTAAGGATATCAAATCTTATTTTTACTCATTGGTGTATGATTATGAAAATAATGGAGATATTCAATGATAATATATGATCAAGAAATTGCAGATAATTTAGAAGAATTGATCAAAGCTAGTGCGAGCATATCCATAGCCTCTATTGCACAACCTTCTGAGTCAGAAGCATTCAATAATACTTTGCGTATTGAGCAAGATGATAAAAAACTATCCTCTTTGGCTTCTTACAATGATAAAGACCTATATTATGTACAATCAATCTTAGTATCTTCATCATGGAATAAAAATGATGATATTTTTAGTAAAGAAGAAGTTTGGGCGGCCAAAAATACTCCAGAAGATAAACCAACGAATTTAGAACATAATGAGAATCTTATTATTGGTCATATTGTTTCTAATTGGCCAATTGATGATGATGGACAAATGTTGGATCCATCAACACCAACAGAACAACTTCCTGATAAGTTTCATATCGTAACAGGATCTGTCATCTACAAAGCCTACACCACTCCCGAACTTAAGGATAGAGCTGAAAAATTAATAGCAGAAATTGAAAATGGAACAAAATATGTTAGTATGGAATGTATGTTTAGTGGTTTTGATTATGGTCTAATGGATAATACAACTGGACAATATAAAATATTAGCTAGATCTAATGAAACAGCATTTCTTACCAAACATCTTCGTGCGTATGGTGGTAAGGGCGAATATGATAATCATAAAATTGGCAGAGTTTTAAGAAATATAACCTTTTCAGGCAAGGGTTATGTTGACAAGCCAGCTAATCCTGATAGTATAATATTTACCAAAGATAATTTTTTAAGCATCGCCAATATAAAAAATAACAAAAATAATATTTCGGGTGTATCAGAAATAAGACCAAATAACATGGAGAACATTACTATGAGTCTAGAAAACGAAGTAGCCGATCTCAAAGAAAAAGTACAAGCTATGACAGATTGTGCTTCAGCCACTAAAGAAGCCTACACACAAGTTGCTGAACTAAAAGATAAAATTGTTGCTCTAGAAACAGAACTACAAAACACCAAGGGTGCTTATGATGCTTTAGTTTCAACAACAGAAGCAGCGAAAAAAATGAGCGAAGAAGAAATGATGAAGAGAGAAGAAGAAATGAAAAAGGCTAAATCAGAGCTAGAAATCGCTCTAGAAGCTGTAGCTGCTTATAAGAATAAAGAAGAAGAAATGATGAAAAAAGAGAAGAAGATGAAAAGAATGGCTTCTCTTATTGAAAAAGGCATAGACCAAGAAGTAGTTGCTTCAACCGTTGATCAATTTGAATCATTAGAAGATTCAACTTTTGATGCTCTTGTCGCACTTTTTACAGAGGCAGCTAAAAAGAAAGCAGAAATGCCTATGAAAGAAGAGAAGAAAGCATCTTCTAGTAATGAAACAAATACTGAAGAAGCGCTAGACAATGTTGAAACCAATACTGAAGATCTTGATCTAAGTGCTGGCAGTGATCATACAGAAAATGTAGATACAACACGCGCAGCATTAGTTGATTTTGTATGTGCTAGACTAGGTAAAAAACTTAATAAGGGAGAATAACAAATGGCTCTTAAATCAGATCGTATCGAACTATTAACAGATATCTCTTTCTTCATGACAACTGAAGCCGAAAGAGGTGGTGTAGTTAGTGCCGTAACAAGTGGTTCTGGCGTTTCTATGGATGACGCTAATGCTGTAGTAGCATATGCTGCCGCTGCTTCTGGCTCAAAACCAGTTGGCGTTTTGCTAAATGATGTTGTTGATCTAGATCTTACTAGACAACACATTAATTGGCACAAAGACGAAGTACAAGTTGGTGGCAAGGTCACCGTACTACGTAACGGCCAAGTAACAACGAACATGCTTGTATCCGGTATTGTTCCAACAGTTGGCACCCCAGCTTATGTCGGTGCTAGTGGTCTAATTGGTACAAGTAGCACCAATGCTGTTCAAATCGGCTCATTCTTAAGTGGTAAGGATGCCGATGGTTATGCCAAAGTATCCGTCAACATCGCTTAATTAAGGGAGAAGAAAAACATGTCCAATAAAGCTTTTGAACCAACACCAGAACTTACAGACCTTCTTGTTCGTTCTGGCTCATTAAATAAAGAAGAGGCCCTAGGTGCTAATGCAGAGTTTGCAAAAGCTCTAGAACTTCCACTTCGACAAGGTATTCTAAATGGTGATATTCTCAATGGTATTTTCGAGCCAATCCAACTTGCTCAAAGTGCTACTCCAGAATTTCCATTAGATTTCCTTGCTCCTGGTACCGAGAAGGACTTTGTTGCTTACACAATTCCCAATCACGGCTATATTCCAGAGCGTCATGTTGAAGGCGACTATGTCATGGTTCCAACCTATGACATTGGTGCTAGCATCGACTACCTCTTAAAGTATGCTCGTGATGCTCGCTGGGACGTTGTTGGTCGTGCTATGGAAGTTATGGAAGCTCAATTCGTCAAAAAGATGAATGACGATGGCTGGCATACACTTCTTGCTGCTGGTGTTGATCGTAACATTGTTGTTTATGACAGCGATGCCGATGCTGGTCAATTTACCAAGCGTCTTGTAAGTTTAATGAAGACCGTTATGCGTCGTAATGGTGGTGGTAACTCCACTTCAGCTAACCGTGGCCGACTCACAGACGTTTACGTATCTCCAGAAGCTATGGAAGATATTCGTAACTGGGGTGTTGACCAAGTTGATGAAGTTACACGTCGTGAGATCTATGTTGCTGCCGATGGTACTCTTAATAGAGTATTCGGTGTTAACCTACACGACCTTGATGAGCTAGGCGAGAGTCAAGAATATCAACTATTCTATGACAACGTACTATCTGGCACATTACCAGAAGGCGACGTAGAACTAGTTGTTGGTTTAGATCTTAGCAAGAGAGATAGCTTTATAATGCCAGTTCGTGAAGCCGTTCAAATCTTCGAAGACGATACTCTCCATCGTCAAAAGAGAGCCGGTTTCTATGGCTGGGCAGAACAAGGCTTTGCTGTTCTAGACAACCGCAGAGTTCTATTAGGCTCACTCTAATTAGTAGTTGTTCATTTTGAACTAAAATTAGCCGCTCCACACGGGGCGGCTTTTTTTATATGTCTAAAGGTGTATTACTATATGATTCGATCTTCTTACAAAATATAAAGGGAAATTATGAGTTGGCAAATAGAAATTCCCATCATGGTCAGAACATTAATTAATGATCTTGGATCAACCCCAACTTATTCTGATGATAGAATATTACAAATTATAGTTGTTTCAGCTAAATATGTACAATTCGACGTATCATTGGATCATAACTATGTGATAGATGTTGCCAATCCTTCTATATCGCCAGATCCAACAGAAGATAATGATTCTATTTTTATTAGTTTAGTAGCTCTTAAAGCTGCTTGTATTATTGATCAAAGTGAATATAGAACCAAAGCAGCTATGGAAGGAATACGCGCTGCTCTTGGACCAGCCAGCTTGTCAGTAGTCGGACAAAGTGCCGCTTGGCAAACAATTCTGGAGCGTGGTTCTTGTGCATCTTACGAAGAACTAACCTCTCATTGGGATGTTAAAGAAGCTACTGCTATACGCGCTGTTCTTAGTCCTTTTGTTGGTAATGATTTTGATCCTGAGCGTCAAAGAACTTATAATTATGGATATAGAAATAATTTTTACTCTTAAATGAAGGATTTTTTATGTCTGCTGGTTCTTATGATTTTGTAATCGAGCAAGGTGCGTCATATGGTGTCTCTATACAGTATACTAATGCTAGTGGAATACCAATAGATCTATCTCAATTTTCTCATGCTAGAATGCAATGGATCACAGATTCTAATAATGCTTTATCTTTTACTACTACAAACACCAATTCTGGTTTATATTTATTCGAATTTGGATCTCCTTTAAGTAGTGGTATCATTAATTTAAAAATACCAGCTAGTATTACAGGAGGATATAACTTTACAACAGCAGAATATGATATGGAATTAGTATCTAATAATGATTTTTATAATGGCGGTGGTCCTGAAGTTATTCGATTATTACAAGGTAATGTGACTATTGTTCCAGAAATTACAAAAATTATATAAGTAGTGTGATATGAATGAATATATTAACAATCACTCCAGAATCCAGTAATATCAATGTTGATGATAATAATACTAGCGGCTTATTAAACGTATCTACATCTTCTAATATCAACACACTTACTAATATTTATCCTACTACCAGTAATATTAGCATTAATAGTACAACTGGTCCATCCGTTGTAACGGTATCTGGTGTTAATTCTTTAGCTAATATAGTTAATATTAGTTCAGCATCATATAGTAATACTGTTGTGTCTGGAGCTTCAGGAGTCTATAGTTCTTATGGTAGATTATCTTTAGCAAGCAATAATCCTATCTATAATACCGATATTACTAATAATACCATATACTACACACCATACTTAGGTAATAAATTATCATTATATGATTCATCAACATCTTCGTGGTCAGACTATACTTTTAGTGAATTATCTTTAAGTTTATTAGCATCAACTAACGATACTAATTATGATATTTTTATATATTATAATGGTAATAGTTTAGTTATGGAAAAAATTGCTTGGCTTAATAATTCTAATAGAAATTCATCACTAATTTTACAAGATGGTATTTATGTACTATCTACCGATGCAAAGAAAAGATATGTGGGATCCATCAGAACAACATCAACATCAACCACAGAAGATAGTAAAAAGAAAAGATTTGTATGGAATAATAGTAATAAAATAGTTAAGCAAATTTATGCTACAGATTCTGTTCTTCATACTTATACTACATCATCATATAGACCATATAAAAATATTACTACATCTGGTATAACAAGAATAGAATTTATTAGTGGTATAGACCAGTATTTATCTGTTTCTCTACATAGTGATCATTTTAATGAATCAAATTTCTCTTCTGTTGCTCTTGGTTTAGATTCGACTAGCAATCCTAATATTGATATAATTAATGGCATCTACGTTAGCGCAGGATCGCCCTATGGACACTCTAATATATCAACATCGTCTAATACTTATGTTAATACAAATTTAGGATATCATTATATTCAGATACTACAATACGGATCATCAATTTCTACATTCAACAAAGCCATATTATCAGGAGCTATTTTATGTTAAATATATTGCATAAAACAATTAATGATATAGTTCCTATTATCGGTATAACACAAGAAGATAATAATTATATAATTGAATATGTTAATCAACCAAATCAAGAACAATTAACTTTAATTAATGCAGTCATTAATGATTGGCCACTAGAGCAAGCTAAATTATTAAAAATAGCAGAATTAGATCTGTCGTGGTCTAAAAAATTAAAAAATGGGTGGGTAACACCACTAGGATGGAAATTAGGAATAACTACAGAAGATGTTACTTTATTAAGTGGTGCATTTATTTTAGCCAAGGAAGCTGCTGAGATGGGTATAACAGACTTAGCCAATATAATAGACTCTAACGGTGTATCACATTCTATAATGTTTTCTGAATTTGTTGAATTAATGTTAGAATATGGCCAATACAGAACATCTATAAGCTTATGGTATTCTGAAAAATTATCTAATATAAAATCAGCAACATCAATAAATCAAGTTAATAACATCATTATTTAGTGGAGATTAATATGGCTTCTTTCTGTGTTACAATTTTTGATACAATAGAAAATGCAGCTGAAAATGATGCTTGCTTTGGAACATCAACCAAAAACCTATCTCTGAACAAAGGATCTAGTTATAGAATAACATATCAATTAAGTAAGAACAGTGGTAGTGCGAGTATCGTTGGATACACACTACGTGGACAAATAAAACCTACTTCAACATCGTCTACAATACTATTAGATATGTCCACGAGCAATCTTTTATTGAGACTAGATCCTCCGAACAGCAGAATCATGATGTATATTCCTGAATCATTTACGGAATCTATTTCTGAATCAATTTGCTATTATTATATTGAGTTATTAAATTCTGGAGGTGAAGCATCAAGAATTATTCAAGGACAAATTAATTTTAATATATAATAGGATTTTATTATGAATATTATTACTACAGATTTAAAAAATCTATATAAAAGTATGATAGATGAATTATTACGCGCTAATTCATTATCTTTACCATGTAAATTAATTTATGATTCTTCTGTTTTTACAGAATGCACTAATTGCGAAATTGATCCTATCTCTCACAAGTCAAGTAATGTATATAAGAGTGGAGGCCCTCTAGCCTTTGCTAATGGTCAAATATGCCCCTACTGCCGAGGTTTAGGTGGTATTTATACAAACTCTTCTGAAATTTTAGATATGCTAGTATTATTTGATTATAAGTATTGGTTAAATTTTAATAGCAAAATACATAGTCCTGATGGGTTAGTTCAGACTATCTGTAAGACTGTAGATTTTCCTAAAATTTCTAAGTGCAATAAAATTATTATAGATACTAATATTGTAAATTATACTGAAAGTTTATTTCAAAGGAATAGTGAGCCACAACCCGCTGGATTTGGCGAAAGTTCTTATATTTTTACTTTTTGGAAAAAAATATGAGTAATTTAAGTTTACAGTTTAAACTATTGGATAATCAAAAAGAAATATCTAAAAAAATACTAGAGGCTTTATTGCCATTAGCACAAGAATATTTTGAACGCGTTACTGATAATCTATCAAATAATATTGCTGATATTATTATTTCATATATTAAAAATGAACCAGAATATGAATCTTTACTCAACGGAACACTAAAATATGAATTTGGTATTCCTGATGCTGGTCCAAGAATAGAATTTATTTTGAGTCATATAAAATCATCAGGTGTTACTAAAATTCAAAATCCTATAATTAGAGGTAATAGAATTGTTGCTTCATATCAAGTACAATTAATCAAATCAGATTTTGAAAATCTTTTAGCAGTAGGCTCATCATCATTTACGACAGAAAAAGGACAACAATTAGATTGGCTGAGATGGTTATTAATAGAGGGAGATACTATTATTATTACAGGATACGAATTTGAATTTGGTCCTAATATCGGATCAAGAACAGGTATGGGCATCATGAAGATGGGTAATTCTTGGAGAGTTCCACCAGAATTTGCTGGTAACGTAAACAATAACTGGATTACAAGAGGCATCAACTCTGCTGTGCCTGAGATAGATCAATATCTCATGAAAGCGATGGAGGTATAATATGACATATGATCCAAAATTTATGGGTGTTAATAGTTTAGGCCAAACATTAATTATTAATGAATTAGAAAATAATCTTAAATCTTTTTTAGATTGGGGATTTTTAAATGCTGGTGGATTTACTAATATTGAAAAACCAACAGTAAATATTGATAATTTTAATTTACATATCTTAAAACCCACACAAGATAAGTCTCGGACCAATAATACTGTTTGGCAAACACCAAGAAAAGATTGGATATATGAATCAGGAGTAAATTATAGTGGAGTTTATCCTATTAACATTAGTGGAGTATATGTAAATAACACATTTTATCCCGCACCTACAGGTAGTGGATCTATAACATATAAATTAAATTATCCAGAAGGTAAGGTTATATTCAATTCTGCTATTCCTTCAGGATCTTTAGTTGAAATGGAATATAGTTATAGAAATATTCAAGTTTATAAAATGGAAGAATTTCCTTATTGGAAAGAAATACAACAAAAAAGCTTGGAAAATAAAACAGGCTTTGCATTATCTGACAAAGGAGATTTTAGTATAGGTTCTGAACATAGAGTTCAATTACCAGCAGTAATTATAGAAACTATAGCTTCATCAAACTCTAGACCATTTAGATTAGGCGATAAATCTTTGATTATAGACCAAGATATATTATTACATATTTTATCAGATAATAGTCATGACAAAAATAATATTGTTGATATTTTACGTCTTCAAGAAGATAGGGTCATATGGCTTTATAAAACTGATAATGTTGTCAAAAGCGGAGTATATCCATTAAAATACGACGGATCTAAAAATATAAATGGCCAAAATTATAATTTATTAGTTAATAATGATGATTATAAATGGATTAGATGTCAATTTATGAAAGTTAATATATCTGATATTATGTTTACTAATATAAGAATGTATGGTGCTGTTGTAAGATTAACTAATCAAATTATTTTCACTGCTTTTTAGTTGGTGGGTGTATATTACATTAATTCTGTTAGAAAACCCATAAGTTACTATAAAGATGGAGATTTAAAATGCCAAATAATCGTGTTTTTTATGCTAGTCACGGCGTAGCAGTAGGCACACAGGCCGGATCCGCCACAACAGTACAAGGCGCTCAGAGCGTTGGTATAACAACAAATTTCAATCTAGAGCAAGCTTTCCAACTAGGTCAGCTAGCCATCTATGATAACATGATTACTGATCCTACAGTAGAAATTACCGTATCTAAAGTTCTAGACGGTGAATCTACAATTTATGAATTAGCTACTGGCGGTGGTAGTTTAGTTAGTACAGCAAATACTAAATCTAGAGTTGTTGTTGGTGTTGGTAGCGATACTTCTGAAGCACTAACTAGTACAGCAGCAGTTACATGCACAGGTATTTATATTAGTTCATTATCATATACATTTCCAGTAGATGGTAATTTCACAGAAGAAGTTACATTTATTGGCGATAATAAGAGTTTGAGTGGTAGTGTTAGTGCTCCTAGTGATTCTGGTAATATGGTTGCTCGTAGACAAAATCTACAAGTTAGTGGTTCAACCTTACCATCAGAAGTTTCTGGTAAAAATCTTAGTAGTATCACTATTAGTACCGATCTTGGTCGTGAAGCTATCTATAAACTTGGCCAATACGCTCCTTATCATCGTTATGTAAACTTCCCCATTGAAATCACAACAGAAATTGCTGTTACAGCAACAACAACTGATGGTGTTGCTCTTGATATTACTGGTATTGACTGTGATCCAACAGGTCTACCACCAGAGCAATCTATTAGTATTGAAGTTTGTGCTGATTCTGGTAATGCCACTCACACATTTAATCTTGGCAATAAGAATAGATTACAATCGGTTAACTATACTGGTGGTGATACTGGTGGCGGTAATGTTGAAATTACATATACTTATGTAACATATAACGATCTTACTATCAGTACAACATAATTAATTATACTATATAAAATTATATAGTTAAATTATACAAACTAAAAGGAAAAGTTTGTGTCAGGAACTAATAAAAGAGTATTCAATGGCTGTTTGGGCATAGGAACTTGTACAGGAAGCCCGCTACCAGATATATTATCTGTTGACTATTCTTTATCCAGATCTATTAATAATATCTATCAGCCACAAAATAGTAATCCTATAGCTACATATGGATTAAATCCTGATATAGAGATTAGATATACTAGTTATATGGTAAATGGATTTCCACCATTGGCTAGTGAAGAAGGATTAAATAGTATTGTGGGTTTTAAATTATTAGTTGGACTAGATGATCCTAATACTTGGCCAGATATCAAAACAACCAATGTTCCACTAGATCATAAAGCTATTGGTGGATCATTAATGCTTTTAAATTCTATTACATATTCTTTAAGTGTGGATGGACCAGGAACAATACAAAGATCATATAGAGGATATAGTAAACCCGCAGTTGATGCAGGGGCGTCTGTTCCTTTTAAAGTTCCTTCGCCAACATCGACAACATATTTAACTTTACGTAATAAATTTACAGGAACTATTCCAGCAGAAATAGCATTAAATGCACTACAATCTATTACTATAACAAGAACTTTTAATAGACAACTTGTTAATGAATTTGCTACCAGAAAACCTTATGCATCATACATCAGTTTTCCTGTTGAAACATCATGTACTTTTGATTTATTATCTCAAGATCTAGATACGTATGAAATTTCAGCAATGGACACTGCCTGTAAAAATCCTAAAACATATAAAACAGATATTAATATATCGCTATGTGAAGGTTCTCCCATTAGTATTCCTAAGTCATATTTAACAGGATTACAATATAGTGGGGCAACAGCGGATTCTTCTGATAATCAGACCATATCAGCAACGTATACTAGTTATGAAACACCAGTAGGATTAGAACCGGTATATATTTTTCCAGACGAGGATCCTTGTGAACAATGAAAAATTATTATATCGTATTTTATTAGGATATTATTATATATATGTAGATAATACAAAATATAAAATTGTATATCCTGATGCTCATATTAAGTATCAAGCAGAATATTTATATGATACTATTATTGAAGATAATAAATACGATAAAACATGGTTAACACAAAAAGAAATTGATCTTTATTTAGCTGTTAATAAAATTTGGCTACCAGCAGATAATGATAAGATTACAACACTAAATGAAATTATAGAAAATACTAAAATTGAATTGTATATAAATTTTGTTAATGAAAATAAAAGAAAATCTATCAAAAAACAAATTCATCAGTTAAATTCAGATTTAGAATTACTATACCAGAAAAAAAATTCATTAAATTATTTAAGTATTATTGAACAGGCTATAACTATTAAAAACGAATTTTTAATTATGAATAGTATATATGATGATAAAGATAATTTAGTATTTGTGAATCCGTATCAAGATTCATATAATCATCAAGATCTACAGATATTTATTAAAGAAATTATTAATAACAGTATTAATGTTAATGATTTAAGATTATTAGCGAGATCAGACCTGTGGAAATCATATACATCAAGCATGAGTCTAGAAAAAAATTTTTTAGAAATAAATGATGACTACAGACATTTAATTAATATTAATAGAATGTACGAAAACGCTAAACAACATCCAGAAGCACCATCAGAACAAATTATTGATGATGATGATGCTCTCGATGGTTGGTTCATCTATCAGAATAGAAAAATTGAAAAAGAGAAAAAGAAAAATAATGTTCTGGATAAGGTTGGGGGTAATGTAAAGAACGCGGGAGAAATCTTCTATATATCTCATGATCCTAATGAGAGAAAAGAAATTTTATCACTTAATAGCGTACAAGACAAAAAGAATTTAGAGGAAATGATTAAGATACATCAAGAAGGCAAAGAAGTACAGTGGAAAGATTTATCTTTCGTAAAACAAAATATTCAAAGACAAGCTATGGAAAAGGTTAATGATAAATTCAAAAATAAATAATAAAAGGAATCACTATGAATAGACAGCATAAAAAAGGAATCATCAATCAAATTAGTAAAAGATTTCAAACAACAATGATAGGATCTTTAGCTAGATTTGAGGATGCTTTTGGTTATCTATGGGGACACAATTCTGATAAACCATTAACAGATAAACAATTAGAATTTTTAGAATCTTGGGATTATGTTAGAACATCTATATTAAATCATGGTAATAACCAAATGAGAGAAGCTATTGATGAAATTATAGACCATATTGAAAAAGAACAAGAACTTTACAGATATCACTTTCTTATTAATAAAAACAATCAAAGGAGCGAAGACCTATGAATATGGAAACATTTACTTTTAATGTTGGCGGAAGAGAACAAGAGTTTAGTATCAAATCACCATCATTAGCCGATCAAAGAGAAGCCCAAAAGGTTTATAATCAGGCTTTTTCTGATGCTGTTAAATCTGGCTGTATAGTAAGGGCCAGACTAGACGATCTATTAAAAGAACAAGGTCTATGGGATGATAATAAACAAATTAAATTTAATACTATACAACAAGAGATTCTTGACTGTGAAAAATCATTGGCCAAAGGCGGTATTAGCCTAAAATCCGCCAAGGATATTGCTGTTAAAATGAAAAAACTAAGAGAAGATCTTAGAGACTTAATATCAGTAAGAACTAATTTGGACAATCATACAGCAGAAGGACAGGCTGATAATGCTAGATTTAACTATCTTATATCAGCAGGCTTGGTGTATTCTTCTACTAAAGATAAGTATTTTAAAAATTATGAAGATTATTTGGCAAGAGCTTCTGAACCTATTGCAGTTAAAGCGGCTCAAATTTTGGCTAATATGCTATACGGACTAGATAGCGATTATGAAAAGAAATTGCCAGAAAATAAATTTTTGATCAAGTATAAATTTGTTGATGATAGATTACGACTAGTTAATAAAGACGGTCATTTGGTTGATTCTGAGGGTAGATTAATAGACGAATTTGGTAGATTCATAAATGAAAAAGGCGAATATGTTGATAAGAATGGTAATTTAGTTGATGCTAACGGTGATTACGTTATAGACTTTAAACCCTTTATAGATGATGATGGCAACCCAATTATTGAAGAACAGGAAAAAAAGGAAGATGCTCCTAAACCCACAACAGAAACAGTTGCAGAAGTTACAGAAGCAAAACCTAATAGTTGATAATATCTTATTTTTGTCTTTAACAGAATATATAACTAGCATCATGATTAATTTCATGGTGCTTTTTATATTTATGGGATAAAATATGGCATCCTTTAACTTAACAGCAGAAATCAATTTACGCGGTCCATCAAATCTCAGCAAAATTGCTGGTGATATTAGAAGAGAATTATCTTCTATTAAAACTGATCTTAATTTAAAAATATCTAACCAAAGCTCTAAAAGTATTGATAATGTTACTAATAGTATTAAACAATTAAATGAAGCTATTATTCAAGCACAATCTAATGCTTCTGGTCTTAGTTCTGTTCTTGGTGGGTTAGGTCAATCAACACAGACTATAAGTTCCGGAACAACAACAGCAGCCAAAGGTATGATAGACCTATCATCTGCTACAGCTTCTACTAGTAAACAAATAGCAGCAGCATCTTCAGAAATGGCAGACTTTGGTAGACAATCAGCGGTGGCTGTTCGTAGATTTGCCGCTTTTAGTATTCCTACAGGAGCTATATATGGTTTGGCTAGAGCTTTTAGTTCAGCATTTAAAGAATTTGTTGATTTTGATAGACAAATTGTTAGATTGCAACAAACTACCGGTGGTTTTAAAAGCGACATTGATTCTATTAACACTGAAGTAAGAAGACTATCTGTTTCATTCGGCGTTAGTTCTAAAGATTTGATTGAAGCATCAGTTACATTAGCACAGGCTGGTTTATCTGCTAATCAAACAAAAGATGCTCTTGAAGCTTTAGCCAAATCTGCTTTAGCTCCATCGTTTGATAGTATCACAGAAACAACAGAAGGAGCTATCGCTGCATTTAGACAATTTGGTATTGAAACAAGAGATTTAGAAAGTGTTCTAGGATCAATCAATGCTGTTGCGGCCGCATTTGCTGTAGAATCTAGCGATATTATTAGTGCTATTCAAAGAACGGGTGGTGTGTTCGCAACAGCTAGCAAAGGTGTTAGTGAAGGATCAGATGCCTTAAATGAATTTATTGCTGTATTTACAAGTATTCGTGCTACTACTCGTGAAAGTGCAGAAACTATTGCGACAGGATTGAGAACTATTTTTACTAGAGTGCAGAGAGGATCTACTATCGAAGCATTAAGAGACTTCGGGATCGAGCTCACTAATGCACAAGATAAATTTGTTGGAGCTTATGAAGCTGTTAGAAGACTTAGTGAAGGCTTATCCAGATTAGATCCTAGAAGCGGTGAATTTGCTGCAATTGCAGAAGAACTTGGTGGTTTTAGACAAATTGGCAAAGTTATTCCACTAATACAACAATTTGCTACCGCACAAGAAGCTTTAAATATAGCTCAACAAGGTCAAGGAAGCTTAAGTAGTAGTGCGATTCAAGCTCAGTCAGCACTTGCTGTGCAATTTAGCAAAACCAGAGAAGAATTTTTAGCTTTTGTCGAAGCCCTTGGTAGAAATAAAACATTTCAAAATCTTATAAGTTTGGGACTAACATTAACAAGTACTCTTATTAAAGTCGCTTCTGCATTTCAACCATTATTACCCTACTTAGCTATTCTTGGGGGTATCAAAGCAGCATCGGCAGCAACACAATTTGCTGGTGGATTTTTAAGCGGTGTACGAAAAACTCCAGAAAATACAGATACACAATCCGGTAATATTCTAGAAACATTATTAGGATCAGCTAGAAATAAAGAAAAAACTGATTCTACTATTAATGCTAGACTAGAAACTGTTTTATCAGAGAATACTACTGCTCTTACTAATGTCACATCAGCTATACGATCATTAGAAAATACTATTAATAGAAGTGGTACCACAGGACCTACTACCGAATTAAATAGTGGCGGTAAAGTATTAGCTTTTGCAAGAGGTGGTGTTGTTCCCGGAACGGGAAGTAGAGACACCGTACCAGCTATGCTTATGCCAGGAGAGTTCGTAATTCGTAAAAAGGCTGTTGAAACTCTTGGTGCTAATAACTTACAAAAAATTAATAAATATGCTTATGGTGGTAAAGTTAAAGATCTAGCCAATATATATCCATCAATATCATATGCTTTTGGATATGATGAAGTCGAAAATGATACAATTAAAGACGCATCTAAAGATGTTTATATTGATCCAAGTCAACTTAGTAAAGCAGCTATTAAAAAATGGAAAGCATCAAAAGACAGACCATGGAAAAAATTTGAAGATTTAGTATCAAATGAATATGGATTACAACAAGATACAAAATCAAAATGGGCTTTATTGGATTTTCCATCACAACGATCAGAATCTAAATTTATGGAAAAGGGATCAGAATATGCAGATCCAGATTCACTAAAAGGTAATAATGATCAAACTATAGCTGCTAAAAACTATTTATTTGAACAAAGTGTTATCAAAAATCCTGGAAACGTACCAAATGTTAAAGTAGAAGAATTGGAAAAAATAAACAATCTTCCTCCAGCAACAGTATATTGGGCAAGTCCTCAAAAATTTAATCAAGCAGGATTGTTTAATCGTGGTGGTATTATTCAAAAATTGATGGCTGGTGGAGTTGCAGAGGAAATGACTTCGCAAACCAATGCACAACAACCATCAAGTTTAGATGATTTGCTAAAAAGAATACAAGATCTTGGAGGTACTACAGATCTATATAAGTATATATCTAAACCAGAAATTAGCGATATTATGACTAGTTCTGGTTTAACTAAAAAACCAACAGCAAGTCAATTAGTAGACTCTAGATGGTTACGAAAAACCAAACCAGATATTTTCGGAGATAGATCTCAATATATTCCAGCATTAACTAAAGTTGTAGAAGAAGCAGAGGCTGGATATAAAGAAGCCCAAGCAAATGCTATGAAAAAAGCTGGGTTACAAGCACAGGCTGGTATTGCTAATAAATTTGGTTTGCTAAGTATATATCCTGTTGGATATAACGATTTAAGCGAAGTTAAAGAATTAACAACAGGCAGTGGACAAAAACTTTTAACACAAATTGTAATGAAAGGATTACCATCAAGATATCAAAAAGCAATATCAGACATAGAAAATGAACTAGCTAGTGCTCCAACTAGAGCTGCTGAT